CTTGCTGTTGCAGGTGTTTCTGCAACAGCGGATAAAAGCTCAAATCCTAAAGCATATGCTAAAAAAGAATTGACAAATGGCAAAAAGTCAGTTAGAATGAAAAATCACCGCCCGTAATAATTTATGTAATTTTTGAAAGGAGAAACTTTATGAAGTTTTCTGACCGTACTATCACTGTTCTAAAAAACTTTGCAACTATTAACCAGTCTGTTATCTTTAAACCTGGTAAAGAGCTACGTACTATCAGTCCACAAAAGACTATCATGGCTATTGCAAAAATTGATGATGAAATCCCATCACCTGCTTGCATTTATGATATGTCTCGTTTTCTATCAACTTGTGGTTTATATAGTGAACCTAATATTGAATTTGAAGATAAATTCTTTATAATTTCTGAAGGTAAACGCAAAACAAAATATGTTTATGCTGATCAATCCATGGTGTTTGCTCCACCAGAAAAAGAAATTAAAATCCCAAGCAATGACGTTGAAGTTGATGTTGAGTGGATAGATATTCAATCTGTTATAAAAGCATCAGGCGTCATGCAACTTCCAGAAATTGCTTTCGTAGGTGAAAATGGAACCTGTTATCTACGAGCTATTGATAGTGGAAACCCAAGTGCAGATACATTTAGTATTGAACTTGGATCAACTGATGATAAATTCCAATTGATCATCAAAACAGAAAATCTTAAATTAATTCCACAAAAATATAATGTGTCTCTTAGTTCAAAGGGTATTTCTAAATTTGAAGGTGAATATGTTCGTTATTTTATTGCTATTGAATCTAAATCAACTTATTCTAAAGGAGAATAAAAAATGGAAACTAGTCTTACAGTAAATGACTTAGCAACTGTAATAAACATCATTGATGTTTGTGTAGAACGTGGAGCATTTAAAGGAAATGAAATGCTAAATGTTGGACAACTTCGTGAAAAATTTGCAACTGTTGTTAATGCTAATAAACCAAAAACTGAAGAAATTGAACAGAAGGTTAGGGAATAATCCCCAACCATTCTATTTACTATTTGATTAATCCTTGAGAGGAATTATATTATGGCACTTGATATGAAATCTGATGAATTGCTTTGGGTACAAAAGTATCGCCCACAGAAAGTTGCGGACGCAATTCTACCTGAAAAAACTAAAAAAATCTTTCAAAAGTTTGTAGATGATGCAAACATTCCAAACCTACTATTATCAGGTTCACCTGGAACAGGTAAAACAACCGCAGCTATTGCTATGTTGAATGAACTTGAATGCGACTATATTATCATCAACGGTTCTTTGAATGGTGGCATTGACACCCTTCGATATGAAATCCAGAATTTTGCTTCTGCGGTTTCATTTACTGGCCGTCGTAAATATGTAATTATCGACGAAGCTGATTATTTGAACGCAAATTCTATTCAACCAGCACTTCGTTCATTCATGGAAGAATATTCCAAGAATTGTGGTTTCATCTTTACTTGCAACTTTAAAAATCGCATTATTGCTCCGCTTCGTTCTCGTTTTTCCGAAATTGACTTTAATATTGATAAAGACGAAAAACCAAAACTTGCTGCGATGTTTTTTAAACGTACTCTTTCAATTCTTGGAAATGAAAATATTGAATACGATGCAAAAGTTGTTGCAAAAGTCGTTGAAAAGCATTTTCCAGATTTTCGTCGTATTTTAAATGAGTTGCAAAAATATTCTGCATCTGGTAAAATTGATGAAGGTCTATTCATAAATCTGAAACAAGAATCACTCGATACTCTCTTTACTTTCTTGAAAGAAAAGAAATTCAATGATATGCGTAAATGGTGTGCAGAAAATTCAGACCAAGACTCAAATGAATTATTCCGCCAAATCTATGATATGGCTTCTGATAAAGTAGAAATGAAAAGTCTACCTGGGTTTATCGTGACTCTTGCAGACTATATGTATAAACATGCTTTTGTTGCAGATGCTGAAATTAATTTCGTGGCATTTTTAACTGAGGTTATGATGGAGGCTTCATTTAAATAAATGTGGCCTTTTAATAAACCTAAAGATAAAATAAATTGCTTCTTTTGTAAAATAGAAGTTGACAAATATGATGCATTTATGGTAGAATATAAATCAGTAGATGGTACTGGAAATGTAAATATTTGTCCAATGTGCGCTGGTATGCTAGATGATATGATTATTAAAAAGGATGAAACATTCAATGACTGAATATACACCATTTGATTTTATCAAAGCTGCTTCGCATAGTAAAAAAGATCTTATTAAAGATGATGACCATCCAGAACAAATTGAAAAACAATATAACGGTTTTATTATAAATCGAGGATTTTCATATTTTGAAGATACAATCCTTCATGCTAATGAAATGAACAGATTACATACTCTTTTTAAAGATGCACAGTTTCATTATTATTTGGGTGCTTTACGCCCAAGAAACAGATTTTCTAAATGGCATAAAATTGAAAAAAATGCTGATTTAGATACAATCCAACAGTTTTATCAATGTAATAGAACAGTTGCAAAACAGTATTTAAAAGTCTTAACTGCCGAAGATTTAAAAGTAATAAATAACAGTATGGCCAAAGGTGGTACATGATCTATAAAAATAATAATAAAGGTGATCGGCATGGAAGACATTTTTCGAGGAGTTGGAGTTGAAATACAATTGCCAAATCCAGACAATTTTTTAAAAGTAAAAGAAACTTTAACACGGATTGGTATTGCATCTCGTAAAGAGAGAAAACTTTATCAGTCATGTCATATATTGCATAAGCAAGGTAGATATGTTATATTGCATTTCAAGGAACTGTTTATACTTGATGGAAAAGAAAACAATTTTACTGATGAAGATAAAGCAAGACGTAATACAATTGTCAATCTGTTAGAAGAATGGGAATTGTTAAATGTTATTAACTCTTCAAACATCGAAGATCCAATCGCGCCTTTAAACCAAATTAAAATTCTTTCACATAAAGAAAAAGATACTTGGGAACTTTCGTCTAAATACAACATCGGTAAGAAAAATAATATAATGAAAAGGACTATGTAATGAAAATTTTTAAAGTTAATGAAAACGCATCTATTCCAGAATTTGCAACGGACGGTTCGGCATGTTTTGACTTGCGAGTTTGCTTAGACAAAGATACAAAGATTAAAGCATACAATCCGCATAACCGCGAAATGAACTTTCCTGTCAAAGAACAGAATGGTAAAATTTATACTTTGCTTCAACCACAATTTCGTACTTTAGTACCAACTGGTTTGATCTTTGATATTCCAACAAACCATGTAATGGAGATCTTTATTCGTTCAAGTATGGCTTTCAAGATGGGCGTATTTCTTGCAAACAGCACTGGAGTAATTGATAGCGATTATGTTGATCCTACATTTATATTGTTATATAATTCTGGTGACACTCCAATTACTTTATATCATGGTGATCGCATTGCACAAGCTAAACTTATTAAAACACTTAAATACTCGCTTGAAGAAACTACTGAACGACCAGGTCAAAAGACTGATCGCGATGGCGGCATTGGAAGTACAGGCGTAGAATGAAAATTGTTCTTGAAATAAAAGTTGTGGAAGAAGATGAGAATGGTGTTTTCCTTGCTTTTACTGAAGAACCAGATATTTTGGCTCAAGGATCGTCAATAAAAGAAGCATTAGAAAGTTATGCTGTTATTTACGAACTTGAGACCAATCCGAACTTTGTTACTGAAGTATTCGGTAGCGAAGATAACATCTAAACACACATACACATATAGGAGAAATTAAATGACTAATATTCCAAAAGCACCAGAAGTTAAATTCAATAAAAATGGTTACGAAATTCGTACTGAGATTCTTGATATGGCAAAAAATTTCGTAACTGAAGATTTTCACACAAAATTTAATGGTTGGGAAATGTCAACTGCCCGTGATGAAAAAACAGGACAGCTTGTCACCACAGTAGGTATGCCAACATTCCCAGGTCTAGATACTATTTTAGAAACTGCAGAAAAAATGTATCAATTTGTGAATCAGACCAAAAAGTAATATAAATAAATATTGTGGGAGATGCCATAACGGGTCTCCCACTTTATCGAGTATGTCATAATGAATGCTCAAAAACTAAACTCGCTTTATAAGGAGAAAACAAATGACTAGACTAGAAAAAGAACTTGATGACATTATCACCCTTATGTTTCCAACTCGATTTGCAAAAACATTTGTAAACAGTGGAACAACTTATCCTCCATACAATATAATCAAATCTTCTGAAACTGAAACTATACTTGAAGTAGCAGTAGCAGGTTTTAAAGAAGATGAAATATCTGTAATTGTTGAGGACGCGCATCTGAAAATTTCAGGTAAGAAAGAACCAAATGACACTGTAGAATATCTATATAAAGGTATTGGAACTCGTGCATTTGAAAAGACTTTTACACTTCCAAAAGATTCAAAGGTAGATACAGCAGAATATGCTGATGGCGTTCTAAAAGTATTTGTAACTTATCAAATACCAGAAGAAAAGAAGCCTAAAATGATACCAATTCAAAAGACAGAACGAGTATTACTCACAGAGTAATTTGGAAAAGGGGAGCTTTTAGCTCCCCTTTTTTTATTGTCGTCCGCTTGCACCTCTAGGTAAGCCATAATTAAGTTCAGAATAAGTTCCACTAGCAATATTAGTTTGACTAGAACTCCCACCTCTAATATTAGTTGTTGGCGCATTTGTAGTACTAGGCGCATAGACTACAGTAGGAGCAATTGGTTGTGGTTTAGAAGAATTTTC